CGCAGATAATGCTGTAAACATTCTTGATGCAGGTGGAACAGGTTCTGATAATGCATCTGTATATCTAGTTTGTTGGGGAGATCAAACAGTATATTGCCCATTCCCTAAAGGTTCTAAAGCAGGTTTGACACACGAAGATCTTGGCGAACAAACTGTTTACAATAGTGACGGTACAAGGTTACAAGCTTTTGCTACTCGTTACCAATGGAAAAATGGTTTAGTTGTAAAAGATTGGAGATACGTTGTTCGTATTTGCAATATTGACGTTTCTGATTTAGTAGCAGGTACTGGCACACAAGCTGCAAGTGCATCTACTAATTTAATTAAGCTTCTAACTAGAGCGTTATACAGAATACCTAATATGTCTATGGGTAGAGCAGCATTCTATATGAATAGAACTGTTCATTCTGGTATGTCAGTTGCAGCACTTGATAAGTCACAAAATGTTTTGGCAATTCAAGAAGGTTTAACACAGTTTGGGCAAGCAAACAACTACTTATCATTCTTAGGTGTACCTCTAAGAAGAGTTGATGCTTTATTAAACAGTGAAGCTCGTGTAGTTTAATTTTTTATTACTAAAGGAGATTTAAAATGATCACAGATGCACTGCTCAGAGTAAGTGAAGATCAAGCACTTACAACAACTGCTGTATCTACTAACACTGTAGATCTAGGAACTGCTAGAGACATAGGTGAAGGTACTGCGTTGTATATGAACTTTGCTGTTACTACTGCATTAGCAAATGGTACAAGCGTAAAGTTTGAAGTTATTACTAGCGCAAACGCTAACTTGTCTAGTCCTACTGTTATTGGTAGCAGCGATGCAATCCTTACAGCAGCACTTACATTAGGCAAAAACGTAGTTGTACGTTTTAACCCAGATATTGCTGGCAAAGGCCAGAGATATATTGGTGCTAGATACACAATTGCTGGTACTTTTAACGCTGGTAAAGTTACTGCTGATATAGTAGAAACAATCGGTGACGGTAGAAAGTTCTATGCTTCTGGTTTTACCGTAGCTTAATAAGGAGAATCTATGCCTATTTACAGAGCTAAAGTCAAGTGTTTCGTTGGTCAATCCATGCGAGAACCTGATGAAGAGTTTGAATATAATGGAGAGTTCAATAGTAATATTGAATTAGTTGGTGGAACTGAATCTGATCTACCTGTGGCGTCTAACACATCAACCGTAGTGTCAGAAGATGTTCAGCCAACTACTCAATCTATTGATTACGAATCAATGACTAAAGCAGAACTTGAAGTTTATGGTCGTTCTATTGGTTTAGAACTCGATAGAAGACAAACAAAAGAAACTCTTATTAGTCAACTTGAAGCAGCAAGTAAATAGGTATTGGTTATCTTATTTACACACTGGGGGCTAGTAGTATTACTGCTAACCTCCTCTTTTTTTAGGAGATGACATGGCAACTGAAGTAGATATTTGCAATCTTGCCCTAGCAAACTTGGGTGATGATGCAACAATAGCTACGCTATCCCCACCAGAGGGATCGGCACAAGCAGAAAAAGCTGCACGGTTTTATCCAATTGCAAGAAACAGTTTGTTAGCAATGCATACATGGAGTTTTGCATCTAAACGTGGTAATTTAGCTTTAACTACTAATACGTTAGATCAGTGGGATTATGCATATGCAACACCTGCTGACATGATGTCGGCTGTTGCAATAATATCTCCGACAGCACAAAACGATTACGCTACAAGAATGTCTGCTGGCGATACACCCGGTGGTATAACATCTAACTATGCTCCGACAATAGTAGCTGGACAATATACACCACAACAATTTGCAATAGAAGGATCATATATTTATACAAATCAAGAAAACGCAATGTTAAGATATCAAGCTTTTATAACTGATCCATCTTTGTTCCCACCTTTATTTGTTAATACATTATCTTGGCATTTAGCATCAATGCTTGCAGGGCCAATAATTAAAGGTGATCAAGGTATGGCAGAAGCAAAACGTTGTATAGAAATGATGCAAGGGTATTTAGCAAGTGCAAAGCAAGCAGACAATTTACAAAGAGATATTACGATAGAACATATTGTACCTTGGACATCTGGGAGGTAGGCAATGCCAACTACACGCACATTTTCTAAAGCTTTTTCAGCAGGTGAATTATCACCAGAAATGTTTGGGCGTATAGATGATGCAAAATATCAACAAGGCGCAGCAACAATGCGTAATTTTATATCCAAACCACAAGGGCCAGCAGAAAACAGACCGGGATTTGCATTTGTTAGAGAAGTAAAAGACAGTACAAAAGCTACACGATTATTGTCTTTTACGTTTAATACTGTACAAACCATGGTTATTGAGATGGGTAATCAATATTTTAGATTTCATACACAAGGACAAACTTTATTTTATAGCGATGGTGCAGCATGGAATGGTGGTACAAACTACGCTGTAGGCGATATAGCAAAATATAACAACGTAAATTATTACGCTAAAACAGCGCATTCTAATAGCCAGCCACCAAATGCTACTAATTGGTATCCAATGCCAACAAATCCAAACATATACGAAATACCATCACCATATTTAGAAGCAGAATTATTTGATTTGCATTATGTACAATCTGCTGATGTTGTAACATTAGTGCATCCTAATCATGCTCCAAGAGAATTAAGAAGACTTGGTGCAACTAAATGGGAGGTTTTGGTAATTAATTTTGGTAGTCCAATTGCAGCACCTTCTAATGTAAGTGTAACTGCTTATATACCAAATTCTTCTGGTACTAATAATGATACTTTTTTTACTCATAATTATGTTGTCACTGCTATTGCAACAAATTTAGTTGATGAAAGCGCACAATCTAGTGCTGCTTCTGTTAACAATAATATTTTTGTAAGTGGAGCAAAAAATACAATTACTTGGAACGCAGTTACTGGTGCTAGTAGATATAGAGTATATAAAGATCAAGGTGGTATATTTGGTTTTATTGGAGAAACTACAACTACAACTATTATTGATAATAATATTGCACCTGATTTTACTGTAACGCCACCAATATACGAAAACGATTTTGTTGGAACTGGTAATTATCCGGGTGCTGTATCTTATTTTGAACAACGCAGAGTGTTTGCAGGGCCAAATAATTTTCCGCAAAGTATATGGATGACTAAATCAGGTACTGAAAGTAATATGTCTTTTGGTTTACCTATACGAGATGATGACCGTATTGAGTTTAGAGTTGCTGCTCGTGAAGCAAACACTATAAGACACATTGTTCCATTAACACAATTACTATTGTTAACTGGATCAGCAGAATGGCGTGTAACTTCTGTAAATAGTGACGCTATAACACCTACATCTATATCAGTAAAACCACAATCATATGTTGGTGCTAATAATGCTCAACCAGTAATTGTTAATAACAGCATGGTTTATGCAGCATCTCGTGGCGGTCACGTTAGGGAGTTAGGTTATAACTGGCAAGCAAATGGTTTTATTACAGGAGATTTGTCATTAAGGGCAGCGCATTTATTTGACCATTTTGAAATTAAAGATATGGGTATGGCAAAAGCACCATTGCCTGTAGTTTGGTTTATTAATGATCAAGGCAAATTACTAGGTCTTACATATGTACCAGAACAGGCAATAGGTGCATGGCATCAACATGATACTGATGGTTTGTTTGAAAGCGTTGCGGTAGTTGCAGAAGGTGCTGATGACGTTGTTTATTGCGTTATTAAAAGAACTATTAATGGCGCAGTAAAAAGGTATGTAGAACGTATGGGAACAAGAATATATGCTACGCAACGTGATAGTTTTTTTGTTGATTGTGGTGCAACATACAATGGCACAAATACAAATACAAACCAAACAGTAACTATATCTGGTGGTACAAATTACACAAGAGGTGAAACTGTTACAGTAACCACTAACTATAATTTATTTAAAGCACCGCCTAATGTTTCTGATAAAAATGATGCGATAGTTTTAGTAGATGGCACTAATTTGTACCGTTTAACTATACTTGCTACATCAAGTCAAACAGTAGCAACCGCAAAATTAGATAAAAATTTACCTGCATCTTTGCGTAATACAGGATTAACTAATTACGAAGTTGCAAGAAATTCAATATCAAATTTAGATCATATAGAAGGTAAAACAGTAAGTATATTGGCAGATGGTTCGGTGCATCCACAAAGAGTAGTTAGTGGTGGTGCTATAACGTTAGAACGTGCAGCTAGTGTAGTTCATGTAGGTTTGGAATATAACAGCGATTTGCAAAGTTTACCTATGGCATTACAAGTAGAAGCTTTTGGTCAGGGTCGTGTTAAAAATTTAAATCATGTTTGGATAAGAGTATTAGAATCCTCTGGTATTTTTGCTGGCCCATCTTCTGACAAATTAATAGAAGCAAAACAACGTACAACAGAACCATATGGCACGCCACCAAGTTTAAAAACACAAGATATAAAAATTATGCTAACTCCTACTTGGCAAGATAATGGTCAATTATTTGTACGACAAACTGATCCGTTACCATTAACAGTTGTAGGTATGACATTAGAAGTTGCGGTAGGTGGATAGTGTAACCGTAAACAAGTAATATATAGGTATATTTATAAAATATGAAAACGTTGAGGTTATCACAACAATGAGTGATACAGGTTGGTCATCTTTAGGTTTCGGAGATAAATTTGGTCTTATAACTGGTATAGGCAGCACACTTACTGGCATGATTGCTAATAGGGCTGCTGCTAATACAGAAAGATATAAATTAAGAAGTCAAGCTTTAAATTTTGAGCATCAGCGTGACATGGCGAAGCTCAATAGACGAATGCTAGAAAGTCAAGCGCAACATATAGGCAGAGCATATAACAAACAAATAGCAATACGAACATTAAAAGCAGGTCAAGCAATATCTAGTACTAAAGCGTCATTTGCTGCAAGAGGTATACAAATGGGTGTTGGTAGTACTGCAAATGTTTTTGCTAGTGCTGAATTAGTAAAAGAAATAGACAGGTTAACTATGAACACAAATAAAGTTAGAGCTATGAATAATCAAAGATTGCGAGCAGTAAATATGGGTATTAGAGGAGATATGTTAGGTGTATCTGCTAATAATTTATTTTCTACTGCTTCTGCTGTTAGTCCATTTATGAATATGACTAGTACTTTGTTGACAGGAGCAACCAGCATTGTTGGTAATTTACCCGACAGTTTCTTTAAAAAATAATGGCAAAAGTACCTTTAACACCACAACAAGGATTAGAAATTGGTTCTGCACCACAATTTTCTGCTACTACAGTACAACCTGTACAAGATACTGTTACCGATGATTTAGTAAATTTTAGTAAGGCACAAAACGCAGTATCTGCTATTGCTTTTAAATTACAAGATGAATATAACGATGCAGAATCAAAAAAATTATATAACGAATTTTATAGTGAACTAGAAACAACTACTAGTAATTATTTAAATACTCAGGGTTTTGATGCAGTAAAAGTTGTAGACAAAGAAAATAACGAAACTGCATATGATCAAACTAATAAAAGTATAACTGACTTGCTTGCTTCTTATTCAAACAGAGCAAGTAATGGCGAAATTAAATATATGTTTGAAAATATGGCATCGGTGTCTGTAACGTCAGCGCAAAGTAAGATGACAAAACACTCTATAAAACAGCAACGATTAGCGCACGAGGCTGAAGTAACTGCATCTATTACTAATAAAAAAACAGCAGCAATGAACAGTTATGAGACTTGGCAAGATCCTACTGGTGATTTTGTTTTGAACTATACAGCAGGTTTAGAGTTGTTAAAAGAGCAAGCAGTATTAAAGGGTTGGAATATTGATCCTGATGCGGTAGATCCTAGTGGGAATAAGATACGAGTAAGTAGTCAATTTATTGAATCAGTAAATGATTACAATATGGAAATTTTAAAAGATCTTATAAAACAATTAGATGCAGACGGAAGCCATGATCAGATTACGTTAGTTCTTGAAAAATTTAAACCAATAATAAAAGAAGAAGATTTTGCAAATATATCAATATCAGTTAACGAAAAATATGACGATTACAACGGAGAAAAAATAGTAGACACTATTCTTTTTAATAATGGTAATCAAAATAGTGGTAATTATTTAGATCAAGTAAAAAAAATATTTTCATTAAATAGTAGTAATAATAGTTCTAATAACATAGGTGGATCTGTAAATGATGGTTTTAATACAAATGATGAATTACTTGATACAACAAACAATGAACGAAATGAAAACATAGAATTGTTAGAACAAATTAAAAATACTTCAAAATTTTATAAGCCAGAAACTACTACAAGATTAATACCAGAACATCAAACAACTCATTTGTTTGCAATACAAAAACTTGGCGTAAAAAAAGCAGATTCACTTTATACAAAAGCAAAATCACAAATAGATATAGATACAAAAAAATATAAAGAAGATGCTACATATGCTAAAAAAATTAATGAACAGATTATAGATAATTACAATAAATTAATTATCGAAGAAGCTGAAAAAATATATGGAACAACTGATCGTCTTCTTGGTGCTAGATATAGTAATCAAAATGAATATACAGTTGCTATTGCTAACGATTTAGAAGCAATAAAAAAAGGTATTAACTATGAATCTAGCGTTACAGAAAATATAGATTTAATTACAAATTTACGTCCATTAGATGTATTAAAAGAAGAATTGAAAAGTACAATTATAAATCCAAAACAATTAGAATATGCATTGGAAGATTTAGAAATTAAATACAATAAAATTAAAAATGAACGTGAAAGTGCATACAATCAGGCATTTAATAACGCAAAAGAAATAGCATTTGCTGAACCGGGGGGATGGAAAAATTTAAAAGCTAACGGTATTGACATTGATAATTTTACAAAACAAGATCAAGAGATATTAAAAAATGGACAGCCAGAAGAATCAGATATAGATACAGTAGTTGAATTAATTAACAACCCAGTAGAAGTTGCAA